AACTTGAAGAAGAATAAATACACTTATGATATTAATTAGGTCATGCAACTATTACTGAATGAAGTGCTGCAAAAAATAAGCAACGCTAAGACTAAGGCACAAAAAATTAAACTTTTGGTGGAGCATAACTCTCCAGCACTCAGGCAAATTCTAATTGCCAACTTTGATGAGAGCATTATTTCTATGCTTCCTGATGGTGATGTTCCTTATGAAAAGAATGAAGCACCTGAAGAGACAGAGCATACGAAACTAGTTCATGAGTATCGTAAACTCTATCTCTTCTTTAAAGGTGGAGCGAATGTATCGCAAAGTCGTCGTGAAACCTTATTCATTCAACTCCTTGAAGGTCTCCATCAAGGAGAAGCAGAAGTGCTATGTCTAATGAAAGACAAAAAGATCGGTAAGCGTTGGAAGATCACAAAGCAATGTGTTGAAGAAGCGTATCCCCAAATTCAATGGGGAGGTCGCTCTTGAACTTACTTCATGAAAATTGTGATCCTGAATTAGCAAAAGATACATCACTACCATGTACTGCTTACATCATTGAGTATAGTGTTGAAGGTGGTGTTCAACATGACATTGTTATATCTGCCAAGAAATCAGAGATATTTGATTACTACTGGGATAAGTATCATAGTGTGATTAGTATGAAACAAACAGAGGGTAGAGCTAATCCTAAACTCTGGCAAAATCCTAACAAGAAAAGCAAATGAGTGCAAATCAAAAAGGTAACTGGTGTATTTTTTATCGTAAACTATCCGACCCTCTAGTTTGGCATACGATGAAGACGTGGAGGAAGGATGGCATTCTTGTATCTGCTAAAACTTATAATGATGTGTACAAGTTTAGTAAATATAAAGAAGCATTTGACTTTGCTAAGAATTTAATCACGGGTGCTGGCACTGTTCCTGTCTATGACGCACAAGTAAAGAGAGTTTGCCATGCTAGAGGAGAGGCATTTTATCTCTCTGGAAACTGAATCAGACTGCTTGCCGCCATAAATAAAGTATGGTATAATTACCATACGTTCATCCCACTCTTGGGTGGGACGCAAGTAAGTCGCGGAACGGAGCCGTTCATCCCATGTTAGAACTATTATTCTATTCATCACTCACCTGCCAACAAGCTGATACAATCATGCTTAAGATGAAAGCAAACGAGAAAATCTCTGATGCTTTTAAGGTAGAGTTGATAGAGACCGTAAAGGAATCTACCCCTGAGTGTATCTGGGACGCACACGACTGAAGGAACGGGGATTAAAAACCCTAACTTCAGGAGACTGACAAATGAACACACTAAACATGATCAAGAAGCAGATCAACAAAGCATCTGCCCTTCACGACGCACAGATTACACACACTTCATACCGTGGTGTTGAGTATACTACACGTTGTGTCGAATTAAAGGAACCCCACGGCACATTCTGTTATCGTGGTCGTACCTACAGTAAGTGAGTTACTTGTAAACTTGTAAAAGAAGGGTTAACGCCCTTCTTTTTTTGTGCTTATTTATTTTTGAGCATATTTACGGATGCTAAAATGTGAGGAAACCCTTATAATTAGTTATAGAAATGAGGACTAGTGATGTAAGAAATAACTCTTCGTTATGATGTAGTTTTATTCTATACTAAGGAGGTGTATCATGCATAATCTAATACCATTCAATCAACTACATGAGTGGAGAAATTTTGAATCATCTGTAAAACAATCACAAGAGGAACTAGAAACAATTAATGAATACTATGAATGCTTAATTGAATGTCGAGAAGGTCAGTCATTATGTAAACGTATTTGTAGGAGGATCTTAGCATAACATCATCACGGAGGGTTGCGACCCTCCTTTTTTTGTGCTATGATGTGTTGATATTACCCATAAATATATGGACATAGAGTCTGACTGGAGATACAGTGACGAACGTATGAGTCTTCGCGCAGATGTGTTTATTAAATTGAAACACTACTTGAAATTAAAAACAGGAAAGCATCTGTATGAATTCTGTCACCACTGGGTATCCCAAGGCAATAAATCAACAGAGGGTGCTGAAGAAGCATTCCTTCAATACTTAGAGGAGGTAACCCATTGAGGTTCAAGGACACAATTAAAGTAGCAAAGAAAGCGATTAAGCTTGCGGATAAGAATCCGATGATGTATACTGATGAAGAGATCCATTACATGCGACTGCAGTTACGTGCTGCGAAGTTAGGTCTCAAGAAAAAACGTGAAATGATGAGCAAAGGATTCAAGAATGAAGCAACAACATGGGTCAGTCCGTCTAGTTTCTATCACCCCAGAAGCGGAGAAGATGATGGGGTACGTAGCGAGGGTGAGCAACCCGAACAACCAGGACAACCCGAAAGTATCGGGACTCCTTAGTTATTGTATCAAGCACAATCACTGGTCTGTATTTGAACAAGCGTTCATGACACTGGAGATTGAAACTAATCGGGGAATCGCAGCTCAGATCCTGAGGCATAGATCGTTCACATTCCAAGAGTTTTCTCAGCGGTATGCTGATAGTTCTATGTTGACTGATAAGATTCCTCTACCTAATTTGCGTCGTCAAGATACAAAGAACCGTCAGAATAGTATTGATGATGTAGATCCTTTTGTTAAGCAGGAACTTGAGATTGCTATCGAGCGTCACTTTGATTCTGCTATGGATCTATATCAGCATATGCTTTCTGTAGGGATTGCAAAGGAATGTTCGCGTTTTGTGCTTCCTTTAGCAATTCCCACCAAAATTTACATGAGCGGATCAGTTCGATCATGGATGCATTATATCGATCTGCGTTCTGCTCATGGAACACAGAAAGAACACATGGATATCGCTCAACAATGTCGCGATGTATTTGTAAAAGAATTACCTATTTGTGCTGAAGCACTGGAGTGGTCATGAAACTATTAACGTTAGAAGATTATGAATTAGCAGGTCAAACATTTTGGCCTAAGTATTGGTACGTTGCCAAAGAACTTGGTGAGGATGCCAAACCTGAGCAAGTCATTAAAGTTATGGAAGCAATTGGTGGTGTTGCACTGAAGCTAGCACTCGAAGAAAAGGGAGCAGGTCCATTTGGATTTAATAAAGTAAAGGAGGGAGACGATGGCGACTTACCCAGTGATTAACAAAGAAACTGGTGAACAAAAAGAAGTAAGACTTAGTGTTCATGAGTGGAGTCAGTGGAAAGATGACAATCCAGAATGGGATAGAGATTGGAGTGATCCATCTACATGCCCTGCCTCTGGTGAAGTAGGTGACTGGAGAGACAAGATGAGTAGAACACATCCTGGTTTTCATGATATAATGAAGAATAAGATTGCTCCTAAGGCACCAAGAAACAGAACCATCACACAAAAGTATAACTGACATGCCAGCTAGAAAGAAGACTACTAAAGCACCTGGACAAGGTATGAATGCGAAGCAGAGGAAGCGTCGTAAACCCATTGATGAAGCATACATGGTTCCAGTCGAACCTCTTACTCACAATCAACAAATCATGTTTGATGAGTGGGACAAAGGTAAGATGATCTATGCCTATGGTGTAGCAGGAACTGGTAAAACTTATGTTGCTCTTTATAAAGCACTTAAGGATGTACTCAATGAGTATACACCTTTTGAAAAGATCTATATTGTTCGCTCTCTTGTCGCTACTAGGGAGATTGGTTTCCTTCCTGGAGACCATGAGGATAAGTCTTCTCTCTATCAGATACCATATAAGAACATGGTTCAATCCATGTTTGAGATGCCTGACGATGCATCATATGAAATGCTCTATGATAACCTGAAGGCACAGGAAACTATCTCCTTCTGGTCTACTAGTTTCATACGTGGCACTACACTAGACAATGCTATCGTTATCATTGATGAGTGTCAGAACCTAAACTTCCACGAACTTGATTCAATCATCACTCGTGTGGGACAAGACAGTAAGATCATTTTCTGTGGAGACGCAGCACAAACTGACCTTCAAAAGATCTCTGAACGTTCAGGTATCCTAGACTTCCAACGCATCCTACAAAACATGGATGAGTTCTCACTGGTTGAGTTTGGTGTGGATGATATCGTTCGCTCTGGTCTTGTCAAATCTTATATCATTAATAAAATTAATCTAGGTCTATGAAACTGTTCAATCATGTGGGACTAGATCCTATTGAAATGTCTGCTGAAATGGTGGGGGGCAAACGTGTTTATCTTACACCAACAGGACATCACTATCCATCTGTCACCACTGTGATTGGCAACAACGCAGCAAAGAAAGCAGGCATTGCTAAGTGGCGAGCTCGTGTTGGCGAGAAGGCAGCAAATGCTAAGACAACTCGTGCTACTGGTCGTGGCACAAAGTATCACTCTATTGCTGAAGACTACTTTAATAATGATCTAGACCTGAAGAAGTATAAATCGCATCCACTTCCTGTACTAATGTTCCATCATAGTCGCCCTGATTTGGACCGTATAAATAATATTTACTTACAAGAAGCGGCGCTCTACTCTAAACATTTAGAGATTGCAGGGCGAGTAGATTGTATCGCTGAGTTTGACGGTGTGTTGTCTATCATTGACTTCAAGACTGCTGCTGAACCAAAGCGTGAGAAATATCTTTACGATTACTTCGTTCAAGAAACTGCATACGCATGTATGCTACAAGAAAACTATGGGTTGAGTGTCAAACAACTCGTAACTATTGTTGCTTGTGAAAACGGAGAGACTCAAGTTAAGGTGCTTCCACCTAAGAAAGAATTCTTTATGAAACTAATGAGTTATATCTCGGAGTATCAAGAACAACATGGACAAGAAACAATTATTAGAGGATAAGTTTATGACTGCTGCGAGATTTTCGCAGGAGGTGGAGAAGATTGCTGTTAGTAATCCCGATATGAATTATATTGATTCGGTTATCCACTACTGTGAAGTGAATGAGATTGAACTAGATAGCATCAATAAGTTGATCAGCAAACCATTGAAGGAAAAACTCCGTCATGATGCTCAACAACTTAATTTTATGAAAAAAACAAGTCGTGCCAAATTAATGTTAGTATGAGCTTCTTTAAATCAGATATCATCCGAGGAGATATCCAAGAGATGATGGAACTTCAGCAGTATTGTTTTAGATCTGCTATGAACTTTGCTCTTCTCAATGAAGAACGTAAACTAGAATACTTTGATACTCTAGCAACTCTTATTGAAAAACAAAAAATCTTTCATGCTCGCATCAAGTTGAGTGACGATCCTGAAGCTGTCTCTGTTCTTGAGACGATGAAGCAAGGGGTTGTTATGCTGGGTGCTACACCTGGTACACCCATAGAGCAGATGTTTGATGAGTTGTTGGAGAAAGTTCAAATTCTCAAGACTCGTTTTGAAAATGGTGAGGGACCACCGGGTTGACACCCACCCCACCACCTGCTATAATAACTTCGTTGGGCAGCACAGTATTGAGCGTAAGACCCAACACGTAAACCAAATCCAATCCAATCCAAAAATCCTATGTCTTTTTCAGACCTTAAGCGTAAATCCCAGACAAACTTTGACTTCCTACAAAAGGAATTAGAGAAATCATCCAGCGGTAAGAACGTTGATGAACGTTTCTGGAAACCAGAGGTTGACGCTTCTGGAAATGGATACGCTGTTATCCGTTTCCTCCCTGCCCCTGATGGAGAGACTCTCCCTTGGGCAAAACTATACTCCCACGCCTTCCAAGGTATTGGTGGTTGGTATATTGAAAACTCTTTGACTACACTCAACGAAAACGATCCTGTTGGTGAAGTAAACCGCCGTCTCTGGAATAGCGGTGCTGATGAAGACAAAGAGACTGCTCGTAAGCAGAAGCGTAAGCTTCAATACTATAGCAACATCTATGTTGTGAAGGATCCTAAGCACCCTGAGAAC